GTCGGACAACAGGGGAAAAATAAAATCCTCTCTTCAAAAAACCTACTTCCTTGAACGAACGGAAAGGAGAAGTAACTTCACCTTTCTTGTCGGTAGTATAAGTCATATTCAACTCTGCCATATATTTAACTAGCAAAATCTCATTAAAGAAGTCGTGAACATGCGGGGCGCTGGCAAAAATATTATCATCACCATACACCACCAAAAAATTATACTCCCAAAAAGACATCTGCAGGACCTCCTTCTCAGACTTCGAAAATTCCGCTTCCTCAACAGCCCTCAACCAACAATATTGGAAAAGAAACAAATTATAGAAACAATTAACAAAAACTGTAAAAGGGTGTCCACTAGGCAAACTACCTCTCCATTCGTACAAATCTCCACCATATACATGTTTAGATTGAACTAATTCTAACCACAACATATACATAATGTTTTTCTGCTCTCCTTCAACTTTAGAAATTTCAACAATAATGTCAAAAATTTTCCATAATATGATCTCATGTTGACGACCATCAAAATTCTTAAAATCTCCAGAACCAAAAGAAGCAAAATCCTCCGGTAATTCAGGATGTTCTTTAAATCCCATACTCCTCAGACGATCCGCTATTGTATGCCATTGTGAACTATATACGTTCACTCCAACACACATACCATTATTTATCATATTTTCCATCAACCATTTGCTGATAGACAAATAATGTTCTCTAAATTTTTGCAAATAATCCAAAGGAGACGTGTTATACATTCTCGTATTACCCGCGTCTACCTTATCTTTGGGACGAGTCTCATCTTTAAGGCAATCTACATAGATAACTTCTCGACGAATACCTTTCTTTAAATCTTCCTCCCAATCTTCGGATTTCTTCTTCCAATCTCGCATCAATTCAGTATCAAAATTAACTGGACCATCAACACCTAACCAAGGTTGTTTTCCCTTCAATGTACCGTGCTTCTCAAATTGAAAAGGATAACCGGCGCTAGAAGTGCGGTTCAACATCTTACAAAAAGGATCACCTTCAATACCCGCTACAGATTCTTCGAAAGTCATTTTACGGTACTCCAAAGGAGTCGAGATACACTTAAG